CAGCCCCGCGGATTCGCGGAGGTATGACCTATTTGCTCCCCGGCGATTTTCGCCTTTCGCGAAAATGGGAAAACCACGGCTATTCGCCGTGTTTTTCGACGTTTTCTGGACTCCTTTGCGGCGGCGGCGCTCGAGAGCCTACGCTGGTGTCATGGTCAGAGGCCCAGCACCAACGCCGAAGCACATCCTCTCGATGAGAGGGTCGAAAGATGCCAAGTACCGCGAGGAACTCGGCACGCCGGCTACCGCCCTGCCCGAGCCGCCGGAGTGGCTGCGGCCCTCGGCGAAGGCAATGTTTCGTCTCGTCTGCGAGTTTACACAGCAGATGGGGACGTTATGTAACTCTGACACCCAGGTGATCACGCGGTACGCGATCGTCTGGGATAAGTGGCAAGAGGCCGAACAGCAACTCGCCAAGACCGGCGAGTGCTGGCGAGAAGTTCTCGCCCCCGACGGCTCTCTGCGGTTCTGCCGGCCGACGAAGTGGCAGTCCCAGAGCAACCATTGCCACGAGCAGCTACGGCAACTGGAAACCGTCCTGGGCCTTACCCCTGCCGACCGCACCCGCCTCGGGTACGGTGCGGTGAAGGTGGTCAACGACCCCGTGGACGCCCTCTTTGACGACGCAGCGACGGGTTGACATCCGCGAGTTCGCGCGGCTGCTGAAGCATACGGAGTCCCCGTTCACCGGCCAGCCGTTCATCCCGGCCCCCTGGCAGGACGAATACCTCGACCACCTCTTCAACACGAAGCGGCCGGACGGCCGGAGGCAGTACCAGCGGAGCCTGCTGGCTTTGCCGCGGAAGATGGGCAAGACGGCGATGTGCGCCGTGATCGGCGCCTACGAGGGCTTCTTCGGCGAGGCCGGCGGCCAGATTCTCATCGCCGCCGGGGATCGGAAGCAGGCGAGCCTCCTGTTTACGGCGTGCTCGAGGTACATCGAATCCTGCCCCGGCCTGCTGAAGCGGTGCAAGATATACAAGAACTCCATCGTCATCCCGCACAAGCAGAGCACGATTCAGTTCCTTTCCAGCGAGCACAAGGGCAAGCACGGCTACAACCCGAGCCTGGTGGTGGTGGACGAATACCATGTCCAGACCAGCCGGGATCTGGTCGATGTGCTGGAATCGGGTATGGGTGCGCGAGCCGAGCCGCTCGTCATCTATGTGACCACGGCCGGCATGGATCGCGTCGGCCCCTGCTATGACGAGTGGCAGCGGGCGCTCAAGGTCAAGGACGGCCTGATCGACGATCCGACGTTCTTGCCGTGCATCTTCGCGGCCCCCGACGATGCCGACCCGTTCGATGAGGCCACCTGGCGAATTGCCATGCCGAACTACGGCACGACCGTGCGGAAGGAGTTTATGGAACGCGAGGCGTCGCTCGCCCGCGAGAGCGTCGTCCAGGAGATCAAGTTCAGGACGCTGTACCTGAACCAGTGGGTGTCAAACGGGGCAAACCGCTACTTCCGCACCGGCACAATCGACAAGTGCCTGACTCCCACCAGGCCCATCGGCGACCGCATCGCCTACTGCGGCCTCGACTTGTCGAGTAACACCGACACCACGGCGTTCGTCGCCGTCTGGCAAGACGATGACGGATCGGTCGACGTTCACGCGCATCTGTTCATCCCAGAGGAGAACGCCGACAAGCCGGAAGCGCCGTATCGGCAATGGGCCAAGGACGGATTCGTTACACTTACGGAAGGCGATCTTGTCGATTTTGACGCGGTTCGGAACTACGTCCTCTCGTTTTGCGAGAAGAACGCAGTCCGCGCCGTGGCTATTGATCGCTGGAATGCCACGCATATCACGACCCAGTTGGTCGCTGAAGGGATTGACGTCAAGCCCTACGGACAGGGCTACGCCAGTTTGTCGGCGCCGACGAAGTTGCTTGAGGCGCTGGCATTGGGAGGCCGGCTTCGACTCGGTGACAACAAGGCGATCGCCCTCCACTTGAGCAATATGCAGTGCCGCGTCGATGACGCCGGGAACGTCAAGCCTACAAAACAACACTCTCACGCGACCGCAAGGATCGACGCCGCCGTGGCCTTGATCATGGCCTTGGGACTCGCCAGCGGCGAAACCCACGGCCCCGAGGAAGACCCGAAACTGGTGGTGTTCTAAGCGATGCCTGACTTCGACGACGAAAACATCGGCGACATCCTGGAGTTGCGATCCAGCCTCTCCCGCGTCTTCGAGGAAATCGTCGAGAACAACAAGACGACGGCCGGCGTCACGATCAGCCCCGAGAGCAGCCTTCAGTGCAGCGCGGTACTTTGCTGCGTAAGAGTCCTATCCGAAAGCATCGCGTCGATGCCCTTCAACCTCTACCGGCGTCTGCCGGGTGGAGGCAAGGAAATCGCCGAAGACCAGCCGCTCCAGGAAGTCCTCGCCTACCAGCCGAATGACTGGATGACGAGTTTCGAGTGGCGGGAGTGGATGATGAGCCAGTTGCTCCTCTGGGGCAACGCCTACTCCCTCATCAAGCCAGGCCGCCGCGGGGCCGTCGACCAACTGATCCCCCTGCACGCCAGCCGGATGAAGATCGTCCGGCTCGAGAACGGCCGGCTCCAGTACCAATACACCGAGCCGATGCAGGCCGAGCCGAAGAAGTACCGGCAGGATCAGATTTTCCACCTCCGCTGGCTCTCGAGCGACGGGGTCACCGGCTACATCCCGATCTCGCTCGCCAAGGACGCCATCGCCCTCGCCAGGGCGACGGAACTGCACTCGAGCGCGTTCTTTGGCAACGGCGCCCAGACGGGGACGTATATCGAAACCGACCAGCCGTTCAAGCCGGACGCCCTGCGGAACTTCAAGAGCCAGTGGGACGACGCCCACCGCGGCCCTACCAAAGCGTTCTCCACCGTGGTCATGCCATTCGGCTTCCACAAGAAGAACGACCCCGTCAACAACCAGCACGCGGAGCTTATCGCCACGCGCCGCTATGCCGTGGAAGAAATCTCGCGCGGCTATCGCGTGCCTTTACATCTCCTCGGCGATTTGAGCAACGTCCGCTACAACTCCGTCGAACAGTCGGCCATCGACTTCGCGACGTTCTCGCTCATCCCCCACTGCCGGCGGTGGCAGTTTGCCGTCCGTCGCGACCTGATCGCGGACTCGGCCAACTACTTCGTCGAGTTCGATATGTCGGCGCTCATGGCCGGCGACTACCAGGCCCGCTCGCAGTTCCTGCGAGAGATGTTCAACATGGGCTGCTTGAGTGTCGACGAAATCCGCGGCCAGATCGGCTACAACCCGCTCCCCGACGGCCTCGGCAACAAGCGGTTTGTCCAGGTGAATATGCAACTCCTGGACGCCTTCACCGTCGAGAATCCGACGGGTGCGCCAGGCGAGCCGGCGACGGACGCCTCCGGCGATGACAGCATGGACGATGACGCCGACGAGCAGGAGGCCACCGACGCCACCGACGCCACCGACGGCAACGACGGGCCGACGCCTGCGGACGCCGCCACCAGCGACCGCTCCGCGGCCGAGGTACTCTTCCGCACGACGCTCCGGCGGCTCGCGGCCGTCGAGGCCGACGGGATTCTCGAGCGCCGCAACAAGCCGGGGAAGTTGCAGGCGTGGCTCGAGGCCCACGAGCAGCGAATGAAGACCGAACTGCTGGACGCCGCCAAGGCCACTGGCCGCGACATCGAGGCGTTCGTGCTTGCGTGGATGGAAGAGACGAGAAACCGCCTCCTGGAGTGTCACCGCTCCGGCAGGCCGTATGAGGAGGCGACGAAGTCATGGACGGATCGTGCGAACTTGAGCGACGCCTGATCGGCGAAGTGCCGGGGCTGGTTGTCAAGCAGGACGACAATGGCCGCACGGTCATTCGCGGCTACGCCGCCGTATTTGAATCCGAGTCGCAGGACTTGGGTGGCTTTGTCGAGATCGTGGAACGCGGTGCGTTCGACGACGTCATGCGGTCGAATCCCGACGTCTTCGGCAAATACAACCACGAGCGTGTCATTGGCCGCACCACCAGCGGCACGATGCGCCTGACTGTCGACGAGCGTGGCCTGCGGTACGAAATCGACCCGCCGCGGTCGGCTGCGGACGTCGTCGAATTGATCGAAAGAGGCGATGTGCGCGGGTCGAGCTTCGCCTTCCGCTCGTCGCCCAAGGACGAGTCGTGGACCCGCGATGCCAACGGCCGAATGATCCGTCGGATCAAGAAGTTCTCGTTCCTCGGGGACGCCGGCCCCGTCGACACCCCCGCCTATCTCGCCACCGAAACCTACGTCAGCAAGCGGGCGATGGAGATGGCACTCGCCGAGAACACCAAGGCCGAGGAGTCTGCCGATGAGCAGCGAGCGGATAGCCCTGTGGTCGAAACTCCTGCGGAGCCTGTTCCGCCGCCGCCAGCCGGCGATGAGGAACGTGCCGCCGTCAGTCTCAAACCTACGGCCGGAATGGCCTCGGCGGCTCGCCGGGGGTTGAAACTCCACGAGGAAGGCAAGTCGGGCGACGGCCTGAAGCCGGAGACGGTGGCCCGCGCGAACCGCCTAGCCCGCCGCGAGGAGATGAACGAGGACTGGGTTCGCGAGATGAACGCCTGGTTCGCGCGGCACGAGTCGGCGAGCAAGTCCCCCGGCTGGGACAAGGCCGGCGAGGAGAAGCCCGGCTTTGTGGCGTGGCTCTTGTGGGGCGGAAACGCCGCCAAGAACTGGTCGGCCCGCAAGGTCAAGGAACTCGAAGGCGAGCGTGATCTTCCGGCGATTGACGAAGAGCGAGACATCGACGAAGAGTCGCTCGAGCCGGCCGCTCCGTCGCCGTCGATGAACGACGTTCGGTCGAAGATCGCATCGCTCAAGGCAACGATGCTGCGGACTCACTTGCACGGCAAGTAGTCCGTACCCTACAAATCAAGATATACGCCCTGCGAAGGATTTCGCAGGGAGCAGTGCGAGCGACTTGAGGATTCATTTCGCGGCGCGCTTGCGGGCAAACCACCCGCCGGCCGCCGCACCTTCGCGATTGGCCGGCTTCACAAGGAGCAAGGCCAATCATGGCGAGCAACCTCAAGCGTCTTCAGGACCGTGCCGCGGCGATCGCCGCCCGGATGACCGAACTGGCCGATGTGGCCGAGCGTTCGGAGGATCAGACCGCGGAACTCCGTCGGCTTTCCGACGAGGCCGACAAGGTCAAGTCCGACCTGGAGTTCGAGGGCAAGCTCGCCGCGAAGGAGCAGGAACTCCGCGCTGTCGTCGAGGCTGCGGCCCCGGCGGCCCCCGCCGCCCCCGTGGCTGCCGAGCAGCCCAAGAAGGTCGAGATTCGGGCGATCAACCCGCATCACTCGACCCTGCGTGCGTTCAACGACGGCCCCGATGCCGTCGAGAGCGCCTACCGCTGCGGCCGGTGGATCAAGGCCACCGTGTTCAAGAACGAGTCCGACATCCGGTGGTGCCGTGAGCACGGCGTCGAGGCCCGCGCCCTCAACGAGGGCAGCAACTCGGCCGGCGGCAGCCTGGTGCCGGAGGAGTTCGCCGCTCGCGTGATCCGTCTCGTCGAAACCTACGGCACCTACCCGGCCGCCGTCGAGAACGTGTCGATGAGCCGGGACACGATGGTGATCCCGAAGCGACTCACCGGAACCACGGCCTACTTCGTGGGCGAAGGCTCCAGCGTGACCGAGAGCGAGCCGACCTACGGCAACGTGTCGCTCGTCGCCAAGAAGTTGGCCGTCGGCTGCCGGATGAGCACCGAGGTGGTCGAGGATACGGCTGGTGTGGTGTCGCTCGCCGACGCCGTCGCCACCGAGTTCAGCACCTCGCTGGCCTTCCGCATCGACCAGTGCGGCTGGATCGGTGACGGCACGAGCACCTACGGCGGCATCAACGGCGTCATCAACAAGATCAACGACGGCACGCACACCTCTTCGGTGGTGTCGGCCGCCTCGGGCAACACGGCGTTCGAGACGCTGGACATCGAGGACTTCCTGGCGGTGATGGGCAAGTTGCCCCTCTACGCCCGCCAGGGGGCGGCCTGGTATGTGTCGCCGGCCGGCTACGCGGCGAGCATCGCCCGCCTGAAGTACGCGGCCGGTGGCAACACCGTCGAGAACATCGGTGCGGCGGCTGGCGAGTCCTTCCTCGGCTACCCCGTGC